TAAAAAGAAAGACGTACCAGAGTGGGATTACGATAAAGCAAGGGAAATGATAAAGGGTAAGACAATTGTATTTTGTCTACCAGGTCGAGGAGTATCATATACATTTTTAAAATCATTTGTACAACTATGTTTTGATCTTGTACAATCAGGAGCAAGTATACAGATATCACAAGATTATTCATCAATGGTAAATTTCGCCCGATGTAAGTGTTTAGGTGCGAATGTTCTTCGAGGACCTGATCAACTTCCTTGGGATGGAAACTTAAAATATGATTATCAGTTATGGATTGATAGTGATATTGTATTTGGTACTGAAAAGTTTTATCAGTTAGTTCTAATGGATCAGGATATTGCTTCTGGTTGGTACTGTACTGAGGACGGACGTACAACTTCTGTTGCTCACTGGTTAGAAGAAGAAGACTTCTCAAAGAATGGTGGAGTCATGAATCACGAGAACTTAGATAGTATTGGAAAGAGAAGAAAACCTTTTACTGTTGATTATGCTGGTTTTGGATGGTTATTAATAAAGCACGGTGTATTTGAGCACACTGAAATGAAATATCCTTGGTTCGCACCGAAGATGCAAGTTTTTGAGTCTGGAGCAGTACAGGACATGTGTGGTGAAGACGTTTCTTTCTGTCTCGATGCGATTAATGCTGGTTTTCAAATCTGGTGCGATCCTCGAATTCGAGTCGGACATGAGAAAATGAGGGTTATTTAATGTCAGATCGCTATACAATCTTAATCAAAGGCAAAGAAACCTATAGTGACTTGACACAATTTGAATACATGGAGCGAATGGAAGACCTCGCAATCGAATTTTATAAGACAGGAGCTCCAGATCCGACTGATGTCACTACAGAAGTGACAAAAGATACTTAAATTTACATAAAATACTAAAATATGGCAAAATCATCAACAGGTTCATGGTCAACTAGTGGGTCAATTGAGACAAAACCGAAAAAAACTCGTCAGGGAAAGGGAAAACACAGCAAATTCTCGGCAACCTCTCGTAACTCGGCTCGTAAGAGGTACCGAGGGCAAGGAAAATAATATTTTTTAGTACTTTTTTACTAAATAACAATAACTAAACCAAAATTCAACTAAAACAATGGTAATTCGTGTCGATAGGGTTACGAAACTCATGAAAGAAACCTGTAATACAACCAGATTAATCACCGATTATCCAGTCGGAAGCGATAAAAAGGACATTCGTGAAGTTATGCACGACGATGAAAATTTTGAAGAGAAAGATATTAATCTAAACGAATAGTATTCTCTAGAATTAGGTATAAATAAAGAAGAAAACTCCCAACCAATGGCAATTGAAAGGATATCAAGGGCATTTAAGGACATTAGTTTGTCTTTTAGTGCTCATCCTGTAACAAAAGACATTACAGTACTAAAAAATGAGAATGCGATTAAGAGATCTGTAAGAAATATAGTGAATACAATACCCAGAGAAAGGTTTTTTAACCCAGAACTAGGTTCAGACGTTCGCTCAAGTCTTTTTAACTTCGTTGATTATGGAACAGCGTCTGTAATTCAAAAGCAAATTCAAATTGCAATTGAAAATTTCGAACCTAGAGTCGATAATTTACAAATAAACGTATTTCCAAGACCAGATTCGAATGAATTTGAGGTTAATATCCTATTTGACATAATTGGACAGCAGTTTCCCACCCAAGAGTTCACATTTTTACTAGAGGCAACCAGATAACATGCCTTTTACACAATTTTCTAACCTTGATTTCGATCAAATAAAGACTCAGATCAAAAATTATCTTCGTGCAAACAGCACATTTACAGATTTTGACTTTGAAGGGTCTAATTTTTCTGTCTTAATCGATACTCTCGCATATAATACATATATAACTTCATTTAACGCAAATATGGTTGTTAATGAGTCATTTTTAGACTCGGCAACACTGCGTGAAAACGTTGTCTCACTCGCAAGAAACATTGGTTATGTACCACGCTCCAGAACGGCAGCAACAGCGGGTATAACCTTCGAAGTTACAAGTGCCACACCAACACCTACAATGACTTTAAAGGCGGGTTTGGTGTGTGTTGGTAATTATGACGACACCTCATATGTGTTCTCAATACCCGAAGATATTACAACAACCACTATATCTAGTGGTACTGGTAGTAAGGCAACATTTGGTTCAACTGATGCTCCAATCAAGATTTATGAGGGTTCATTCTTAACAAAACGATTCACATATGATGGTTCATTAGATCAAAAGTTTATTTTAAATAATTCCTTTATTGATACTTCAACAATCGTTGTATTTGTTGGAGATCGGGAATATACAAAGGTAGATAATATATTAAGAGTTAATAAAGACTCTGAAATCTTCTTACTTCAGGAAGTTCAGGACGAAAAATACGAAATTTTGTTTGGTGATGGAATTATTGGAAAAAAACTTGAAAATGACGCAAATATTACTGTAAGTTATATTACAACGAATGGAACATCTGGTAATGGACCTTCATTTTTCTCATTTGCTGGAAATATAGTAAATTCAACTGGAATAAGTATAACTCCTGTTAATACACCTTCGATTACAACAATCAGTAGTGCCACAAATGGCGGTAATATTGAAACAATTGACTCAATTAAGTATTTTGCTCCTCGTTTATACTCATCTCAGTATCGAGCAGTAACTTCAAGAGACTATGAGGCGATTGTTCCTTTAATTTATCCAAATACTGAGTCAATATCTGTAGTTGGTGGTGAAGATTTGGATCCACCACAGTTTGGAACCGTCTTTATATCAATAAAACCTAAAAATGGTGAATTTATATCTGACTTTGATAAAGTTCAAATACTTAATAACCTTAAAAACTACTCTTTGACTGGAATTAATCAAAAAATAGTCGATTTACAGATATTATATGTTGAACTTGATTCGTTTGTATACTATAACTCAGCTCAAATTACAAATGTTGATGATTTAAAGACTCGTGTTACAAGTGCATTGACAACTTACTCTCAATCGAGAGATGTAAACAAGTTTGGTGGTAGATTTAAGTATAGTAAAGTCTTAAACGTGATTGATAATGTTGATAAAGCAATTACATCAAATATCACAAGAGTTACAATTCGAAGAAATTTACAGGTTCTTGTAAATCAGTTTGCTCAATACGAATTATGTTTTGGTAATCAATTTAATGTCAAACCAGGTGGATTCAATATTAAAAGCACAAAATTTACAATTTCTGGAGAAACAGGTGAATGTTTCTTAACAGATACACCAAATGCCGATTTAAAAACTGGAATCATTTCAATTGTTAAGACAGATCCAAGAAATGATACAGAATCAGTCATTGCCCAATCAGCAGGAACAGTTGATTATATAAAGGGAGACATAAATTTAACCACTCTTAATATTACTTCAACGGCAAAACCAAACAATATAGTCGAAATTCAAGCTTTTCCTGAATCAAATGATGTTGTTGGTTTAAAAGACATATACCTCGATTTTAGTATCAGTGATAGCACAATAAATATGGTAAAAGATACCATTACTTCTGGTGAGAAGATTTCTGGTGTAGGATTTAAAGTAACATCTAGCTACAACAATGGAGAAAAATTCAGAGGATAAAATATGATCACAACCACTGGAGGATTAGATACTAGAGTTAATATACAACAAATAATTGAAAATCAATTACCAGAATTTCTATTATCTGAAAGTCCTAAGGCTGTCGATTTCTTTAAACAATATTACCTTTCTCAAGAGCATCAGGGTGGTACAGTTGATATTATTGATAACTTAGATCAATATTTAAAATTAGATAACTTAACACCTGAAGTAGTTGGTTCTGGAACTACTCTTTCCATTGGAATTGGAACTGCCGATACAACAATATATGTTGACTCTACAAAAGGATTTCCAAAGCAATATGGTCTTTTTAAAATTAATGATGAAATAATAACTTATTCTGGTATTGGGTCAACTTCATTTACTGGATGTATTCGTGGTTTTTGTGGAATAACAACATATAATTCCATCGACAATCCAGGTCAATTAATATTTTCAACTTCATCTGCAGATGTTGGAATAGCAAATACAACTGTTACTAACTTAAGTTCTTTATTTTTAAAAGAATTTTATAAAAAACAAAAATTTACATTAACACCTGAATTAGAAAATTCTACTTTTGTACCTTCACTTAATGCTGGTAATTTTATAAAAGAAGCAAGTACTCTTTATCAATCAAAAGGTACTGAGGAATCTTTTAGAATCTTATTTAATGTTTTATATGGAGTAACTCCAAAAATTATTGATTTAGAATCTCTTTTATTAAAACCATCAGCAGCTGAGTTTATTCGACGTGAAATTTTAGTATGTCAAGTACTTAGTGGTGATCCTCTTAGATTAAAAGGTCAATCTGTTACAAAATCTACAGATTCGGCAACTAGAGGTGCCGTTTCTGATATTGAACCATTAACTACTAAGGAAGGTAATTTATATTATAAACTAAGTTTATTTGTTGGTTTTAATGATGTTGATCT